CTTGCTGAACTCCATATCGGTTTATAAATGTTATTTTTCTACCTGAACCATATTTAGTACAATCAATTCTATTTATATAGCAAATATTTGAACCTTGATTTACCACTTGTGTGTCAGTACCACTATAAGAACTAACAGAATAAACTCCTGCACCTGTCATATAATGAACATACCCTGAAACACCATAAGGCACATATATATTCCATACTGCTGTGCCTGATGAATAATTTGCTGCTAATAAGTATTTATGATTTGCAGTAAATGGAACTTCAGGATTTGAAGCTTCAGAAAAATATCCAAAGGCTTCCCATCCTACATCTGTATAATTAACAGTTGAACCTACTTGACTACCTGTTGCGTTTAATCCTGAATAGTTTTTTAGATTAGTTGATATTAATACTGTATCTACTGTATAAGTAGCTGAATAAGTTATATCTAAATAATCTCTAACAAGTTCTGAAATATCAAAATTGCAACCTGTACTTGGACTTACATTTTTAACAAGTGTATAACGTAAAACTGTATTTATTGTTATTGTGCATTCTACAGACTGAACTCCTGATGAGGGTACTTCTATAAATTTATATTGTGGGTTTCTTAATGCTATATTTGCCATTGCGTTTATTTTTCTCCGTATATTATTTGTTTTTCAACATCAAGAATAAATGAATCTAATAATTCATCTCCTAGTTTTTGTTGCGACCTTTCAAATGGTGTTGTAAAAAAGTTAGATGTTTTAATACCTCTGTTATATATATTAGAAGCAATCACATAAGCCATACTCCTATAATTACCTGCTTTAAATTGACCACCTTTTGAACTTCCTTTTTGTTCTCTGAATCTTACATTTTTACTTTTCGCCCAAACTTCTATTTTATCTAAGAAAGTTTTCCAAGTTCCTGCATAATTACCACTACCAAACCTGTATGGAGAGTTAGGTGCTTGCTGCCCTGTTATCTTAGCGTTAGGCGATACTTTACTAGGGTCTTTACCCTTTACACCTTTATCAACAAAAAGTCCGTAATCTTCCATTAAGAACTCTAATAGAAAGGCATCTACCTCAACATCAACATTATATTGTAAAGAATTATATAAAGAACCACCACCTTTGCCATCTTTAGTTAAGTTTGTTCTAGCTTGTTGAACAACATACTTACCATATTTTTCAATAGTGGATTTTAAGTTTAAAAATTCCATTAGCAAATGTATATATCGTTATAAATAAGGACTTCCATATTTGCAGTCCAACCTGCTAACTGATTATCAAACCTGTCATAAAATGGTATTAAATTTGGCGATGAATCTAATTGATACATATCAGTATATAGCGTACCCATTCTTAGCCTTTGTATTAGTTTATTTAAAACTGCTAGTTGCGTATTTAAAATGTCTTGTTCATTGTTGTTACCTTTGAATCTATCTATTGGAAAGTCTTTAGATTGGTCTACAATATCCATAGCAAGAACGCTGATGTTAAATCTTAATACTTGTTCTTCATCTGTAACGCTATTTATTATGATATGACCTAGAGGAAAAATGTCCTGTTTATTTAGGTTTACATCAGATATGTTTCCAGTTGTTACTGTATTGATATTGATGTCTTCTAATAATTGTTCTTTTAATTTTTCCGTTAAATTATAAAAACCCCTTACTCCTTGATTGCTCATTTAAATTTCTTTTTAATTTGTTTCGCTTCTAGTTCGTTTTTTTCTTTCATAAATGCTAACATCATAAAGCAAGTGTGTACATTTAATTCAGTGATACTTTCAATTCTTGTAATATCCCCTTGAGAGAGACCATAAAGTGATTGATACCATCCCCATTTTCTTGAGAAGTTAGATAGTCCATCAAGGCTTTTGTCTGACCCTCCTCCAAAGAGTTCGTCATACTGCTCGACAAGTCTATCCCTAAATTCCACAAAAAAAAAATTGCTGACATTACTGCACTTAAAGGCATATCTACTATATTAGGATGTAGATTAACATTGTAATCTTCAATACTATATTTTTCTTTTAGTTTAGCAGTTATTGGTCTGTATAGAACATTCATAGCTTTTTCCATATTATTCCAATCGCCTATAAACGTATCTAAATCTATATATTCTCCTAGTGTTAAATCATCTAGTTGAGGATGAAATCCAAACTCTACTTTATTAACTTTAAAACTTTTGACTAGATTAGGCTTTTGGTCAAATAACTTAGTAATGATTCCTACTATTTCATCTATATCATTTAACTTCAGTCGCATAACATCATCTAAATTACTAGAACAAAAAATTTCTATCATCTTAGCGTTTAAGAGTTTATTATCTTGAGTTTGTTCTTGTACTTTAAAAAACCTTTTATACTGCCTTAAAGTTATGTCTTCTAGTTTTGTAGGTATGTCTATACTCAGTTTCATATATATATAACGTATTTAATTAGTGATTTTATAATATACTAAGATAATAAAAAAAGGGCAGCCATTTCTGACCACCCTATCAATGTTGTAACTTTTCCCAAGTTATTATTACAACATCTTATTCATTTCTATTTTCTTGTGCATAATCCCATACCTGTGAGTGTATTGCATCATCAACCCAATCCCAATAAAAGTCTGTTATATCCATTCCATTTAAAGTAACTTCTAGTATTTCTAAATCACTTTCAGGAGGACTAAAATAATCTCCATCATCCCAATAATACTCATAAGAAATATTTAAATTATATTTAGCTTCCTCAACATTGTATTCTCCTTTTACTTTCATAATTCTAATTTTTTTAAGTGTTCGTATTTGTCTTTTATTTCTTTTAAATCTAATAATGCTTTATTTTTTTCTTCCCTATATTCACTAACTATACTATCGTGTATTCTAGCTTCTTGTTCCATTGTGTTTGCCCAAAGGAATATACCTAATAAACTATCCTGCATTAATTTTAATTCTTTATTATCAGGACTTGCTTCTCTCCATTTTTTTATCAAGCTAATTGCAATATCTATATCTGTATAAAATTCTAGGTCTTTTAAATTCTGTATTTGTGTTTTATATATACCCATTATTTATTGAATGCAATTCTTGAGTTTGCAAGTATTTTAAATTTTTCTTGATGAGTTCCTAATAGTTTACCACATATAGGAGATACTTCAGTATAAACTTCTGTGCCTTTTTTATAAAGTTTTTTAAACATTATATCTTCTTGTAATGTTTCTAGCTTTCTACCTGTATAACCTAGTTTTTTTCTATCAGGTGTTTCTAATATTTCTTTTCCTATAAGTTTTGAGCCTATAAAGTATTCTTTTGTGTATCCGTGTATTTCAAACATTTGTTTTGTATTATTATTATATAACAAATATAAAACTATTTAAGTTATAAACAAAATATTTTATAAGTTATTTAATGTAATGTATATTTACCAAAGTTTGGTCTTGACAATATAGAGTAAGTAGCATATCTACAAGGGTCAATAATATGGTTATGCTTGTCTTCAGGTATATTTATAAGTCTTCCTGACTTGTCTTCTTTCCATTTATAGTTTCTAAATTCTTGTATAGCATTGTTACTATCTGAAGTAATATGTAATTTATATCTTTTTAATAAGTCTATACCTGCATTGATTGAATCTTTACCTTTTAAACTTGGAAATATATTATGCCCCATTCTTCTAAGTTCAGCGATTAGTCTTGGCTCTGCACTATCTGCATATATAGGATTAGTCAATAAGTTTTGTTCTCTTAAAAATATATTAATGTCTTGCGTTGTCATTTGCGTTCTATATAAATGCTCTTTTATATATAAGTTATGTTCTAATACAAATACGCTTACAAGTGTTGTAGGGTCATTACTATAACCAAAATCCATTCCGTATGATATTAGTTTAGCATCATCAGGTATTTTATTTACCTCTGCATATTTAAAGATAGTATTAATACTACTTGCCCTTTCTCCTAATCCATATATTTGCCAATATTGGTCATCTGTTTCTTTTAACCTTTCTATTTCATCTCTAATTACATCTTCTAAAAAAGGATTATCTAAATAAGTTGTTTTGTAAAAAGCACAATCTTTTCTAGTTATTACATTATCGTAAATCCAATGATATTCATCTGATGGATTAAAATCTAGTATTATGCGTTCTTGTGTTCTAAATATTAATTGCTGCCAGTCTTCCCAATGTAACTCATTACCTTCATTAATAAATAATAAATCTCTTTTACGA